TGGCGTAGCGTAATAGCTAAACCTATACTGGGGGAGTTCGCTCCCCCAAGTTTTTATTAATTGCCTTATGACAGATTTAATTACATTAGACGAATATAAAGAATTTGAGGGGATTAGTTCTTCAAACGACGACTCTCGCCTTGAAAAACTCATACCTTCCGTGAGCCAATTAGTAAAAACTTATTGTGGTAATAGTATCATAGACTACTACTCAACAAATAGAGTAGAGTTATTTAGTGTAAAGTGGGGTAGCTCGATTGTTCAGCTTACAGAAAGCCCCCTTATTTCTATAGTATCAGTAGAGGAGCGAGATAGACCTACTGATGCATATACAGCACTTACAGAGAACACTGATTATTACTTAGATTTTGATACTGATTCAGTTATTAGAATTAGTGGTAAAACTGAAAGAAGGTGGAAAGACGGCCCTGGCTCTGTAAAAGTTACTTATAAAGCTGGATACTCTGATACACCTGAAGATTTAAAGCTTGCCGTAATAGACTTAGTTAAGTACTATATACGAGACGAGCATAAAGAAAGGCGAAGTATTGCTGGCGCCACTCTCGAAAACCAAGGAGTAACTAAGCTACGCTCAGGAGATTTCCCAGACCATATACAAAGGGTTCTCGATCTTTATAAAACTTTCTGATGAGTAGTTCTGACCTTAAAAAGACAGTTAAGAGAGGGCTATTTAAGCTAGAGGGAGACCGAAGGCAGCGTAGCAAACTTAACAAACAGAAAGGGCAGTTATTTATATTTGCTTTTAAAGAGTTCATAGACGCAATTACTCTAGAGTTGAAATCCGCTAAAGTTAAAAATCCAACTGCCTACGCAGAGAAATTAGAAGGGGAATTTTCTAAGAAGCTTAAAATGGCGGGTTTGCCAGGTGTAAGTACTCGAAAGCGCAATGAGATGTTACGTCTTAAAGAGTCTATCTTAGCTGGAGAACTGCCCGCCCCTATTTATGGGAAGATAAACAAAAATACACATAAAATATTTCTAATCCAAAGCTATGGACAAGTCTCTGATATAAAATCAGCAATAGGAACAATGCTAGAAAAGGAGACAGGTGTTGGTAGAGGGGCTGTAACTGGCATACAAGCTGCTGGCTCTCAGAGAGAAGATTTAAAAGGGCTACAGTTAGGACATGGAGAGTATGGGGCTGCTGTAAGTGGTACCAGAATATTAGCTGCAGAGCAACTGCTAGGTAGTTCTTCTTCTTCTGGGCAGCTTAATGCGGCAGACAAAAGAGTGTTTAAGGACTTGCAGCGAAAAATACAGACATACAAAGAAACCATAGGTGTAATAGCAGAATTAGAAGCAAGCACTGTTGTTGATAGTAGGGGTAACTTTAAATCCTCATTTATACCAATACTTTCAGGACAACTTGCAAAAGAAAACCAAGAGGATGCAGAATTAGAACAAGAGCTGCTAAACGATATGGCAGAGTCCTTTAGAGAAGCAATAGATATATTAAATCAAAAAGGATCTAGAAGCAATAAAGAGGCTATTGAAGATACTTTAATATCTAACTTTACAGGTAGAAAGGGTGTAAAGTACAAAGGTAGCGCAAATCCTACTAAAAAGGTAAATAAAAAGTCTAGTTCTGGTAAAGTAAAGCAGAACTTTAAAGAGAATACAAAAGTCTCGATCGCAGCGGGTGCTGCAGTGCCAGAGACTAAGACTCGTAAGTCTGCTAATAAAAGTTCGTCTGTACCTTTTGCAATGATTTCTGTGTTCAACAAAGAATTGCCGTTAGCACTACAAAGAAATATGAATAGCCCAAGGCTGAACTATGTTACAGGGAGGTTTGCTGATAGTGTTTCAGTAACCAATGTAATATCTACAGCCAAGGGCTACCCTAGTTTTAGCTATACTTATGATAAGTACCCATATCAGACATTTGAGCCGGGGTACAAACAGGGTTCACAAGAAAGAGACCCCAGAAGGCTTATAGATGCCTCTATGAGAGAAATTGCAGCAAAGTATGCGCTAGGAAGATTCTTTACTAGGAGGCAGTAATGACAACAGCTAATCAATTATATACTAGTAGGCGTTTTTCTATAACAACCGCACTGGCTGCTAAAATCAAGGACATAAACGGTAGAGGGGTATTCTATAACGATGTTGCAGAAGTTAGCCCCTATCTTAAATTCTGGGACGAAGTAGTAGAGTTTCCCGCAGTACACTTAAATGCAAGTGCAGAAAGACGAGAATACCTAGCTGGCGGAGTTAAGATCAGGTTTTTAAACGTCGTACTTCGATGCTATGTGAATCAGGAAAACTCTGTGGAAGCCCTAGACGAGCTACTACAAGACGTAGAGACAGTAATAGAAGATAATTCACAGTTGGCATACTTCGATAGAGATGGTAATAGTCAATGCACGCAACAAATCACCGTACTTAGTATTGATACTGACGAAGGTGTTTTAGATCCTCTAGGAGTGGCAGAAATGCTCATAGAGGTTCGATACTAAGAGACGGCTGGCAGGAATCAAAAGATTCACGTTCGAGCCCTCTCTAAAACATAGGAGATAAACTATGGCACAATCATTATATTTTGCACGTGATAGTAAGCTGTTTCTCGAATTTGATGGAGCAGTTTGGGAACTGCCCGTTCTTGACGGATTCAGCTTTTCACAGGCAACAAATACTTCAGACATTACTCTGAACGAAATGCAAGGCCCTACTGGTATTAGTAGACGTGGACGACGTTTGTTTACTGACTCACTAGCCCCAGCTGAGTGGTCATTTAGTACATATGTACGCCCCTACATTGGCGGTGGAGAGCACCATGCGGTAGAAGAAGCTCTCTGGGCAGTAATGGCTGGTGCGGATACTTATGGAACTCTAGGCTCTGGTCTTGGAGTTATTGCTACTGCGACTTCGGGAGATACTGCGGGCGATAGAGACCCTGGTACTTATATTCTTGATGGAGACGATGCTACATCAGGAACTGCTGCTGGTACTGGAGCAATTTTTGAAGTTATCGTAGGTACTGATGGAAACGCAGACGGTGTAAATGTTATAAACGGCGGTACTGGATATGCTGGTACTGAAACTTTTGTCTTCCCCGCATCTTTAGTAGGTGATGGTACAGGTGATGTAACTGTTGTAGTAGCTACTCTAGATGGTGGAAGTGCTGGAGCTTTTTCCAGAACTACTAACCCAGATGCTAACTCTCCATATGGCGCATTAGTAGGACTTCCTACTGATACTAACCATTCTATTAACTTTGGGCAGTCTAACCGAGCTGTATTAGCAACTTGTAATCTTTACTTTGTAATGGAAACAAGCACAACTAACCCCATGGTCTACAAGATGGAAAATGCACAGATTAACGAAGCTTCCATTGACTTTGAAGTTGATGGTATCGCTACTATTAACTGGAGTGGTTTTGCTAAGAACATTCTTGATCTACAGTCTTCTGGTGACGTTACAGTAGGAACTGGTGCTGCTTCTGGTACGGGTGCTGCTGGAAGTATATATCTACAAAGCGATGCTGACTTTGCTTTTACTCTTTATCCTACATTGAATACTCCCGTAGCAGCAATCGACGACGGGGTAGACTCAACTAAGACGTTTATTCGAAACCGTATTACTCAAATGCAGGTATCTACTACTGATACTGCTGCTTACGGTTCCGGCGAATATGATCTAACTCTTACTGGTGGTAACATTACTGTTTCTAACAATATTACTTACCTTGTACCAGAAGAGCTGGGCGCAGTAAACGTTCCTATTGAAGGAGTAACGGGTGGTCGTACAGTTACTGGTAGCTTTACTTGTTACTTAACTTTAGACACTGCCGGCGCTGATCGAGGAACTTCTGTCGACTTGTTTAATGATATGACAACTCCTGGAAAGGGACTTGATAAAGTTGTAAATGACTTCCAAGTAACCTTCCAAGTTGGTGGCGGCGTAGCGGGTACTCCCCGTCTGTACGTAACTTGTCCTAAGGTTCACATTGAAGTACCTACTCACTCTATTGATGATGTAATTTCTGTAGAGACTGGCTTTGGTGCTTACACTGAGGACTTCGACAAGGCAGACGAGTTTACTCTTACTTACTTTGGTATCGCACCATAATTAGTAATTGTTAATAGAAAGGGGCTTCGGCCCCTTTTTTATTTTTACCTACCTAAAAATAATTCTTGACTACTTACCTCTTTTTGCATATACTATACAGTATAAAATTTAATAACCTTACCAAGAATAAAAGGAAGTAATATGACAGATTCACCAGTATCTTTAGCAAGTTTGATGTTGCCAGAAAAAACAGTAACCGTAGGATACCCGGGCTGCTCCGGTTGGGAAATAGATGTTTGTTTTCTAGCCAGAGAAAGTTTAATAAAATTAAGAAAAAGGTGTGTAACCACTAAATTCGACAAAAAGACTCGCCAACCAGAAGAAGTTTTAGATGAAGAAAAGTTTCTTGTTGAATACTGCAAGGCATCAATTAAAGGTTGGGAAGGCTTAAAGTTTTCATACTTAAAAGACCTACTGCTAATAGACGTATCAAGTGTTGACCCAGATAGTTGTTTGCCTTATACACTAGAAAATGCAGAACTACTGATGAGAAACTCTGGGGACTTTGACTCTTGGATCACTGAAACTGTAGGAGACTTAGAAAATTTTACTGGGAACAAGTAGTAGAGATAAAGAAGCTACTTGACCGGTACGTAAAAGAAGATTCATCTATTGATGTAGATAAGTATCTACTTGTTTGTGAGCAGCTAGGGCAAGAACCTGACCCAGAAAAAATGCCACTAGACTCTGCTGTTTTTCCTGTAGAAGTTCAAGTGGCATTTTTTATGCACTCCCTTCTAACAGATAACTGGGAAGGTATGTCTGGCACCTATATGGGAAAAGACTGGGCACCAATAGAAGCTCTGTTTAATATATATGAAGTAGATGATAGAAACAATACTCTTTACTTTATGAAGCTTTATGATGGTGCTCTTATACAGTACAGGGCGGAAGAGGCAGAAAAGAAAAGAAAAGCTGAAGAAAGAAAGTCTAAATCTTCAGGAGGTGGACAAAACTTCACCCATAATATTCGCGGCTAATGGCAAACGAAATAAAGTTAAAAATTAAAGTTGATGACGATGGTAATTTAAAGATTGTCGCCAAAAACGCCGAAAAGGCTGCTGCGGGATTAGAGAAAACTTCTACGTCTGCTAATACTGCTGATAGACGACTCAAAGGAGCTGCACAAGCTTCCGCTAATAGTACAAAAAACTTTGCTAAACTAACGCAAGCCACTGGAGGCTTAGTAGGTGCTTATGCCACCTTAGCTGCCAGTCTGTTTGCTGTTAGTGCTGCTTATAACTTTCTTAAAAGAGCGGGAGACCTTACAACTCTTGAGGCAGGACAAAAGGCTTATGCAGCCTCTACAGGAACTGCCCTAAGAAGTCTAACTAGTGATATAATAGACGCTACAGACTCTCAAGTAACCTTTAGGGACGCTGCACAAGCCGCAGCAATTGGAACGGCGGCAGGACTAGGAGCCGACCAATTAGTACGTCTAGGAAAAGCTGCAAAAGACACCTCTATAATATTAGGAAGAGATGTTACAGACTCTTTTAACCGTTTAGTTCGTGGTGTTACTAAAGCCGAACCAGAATTACTAGACGAATTAGGTATTATTTTAAGACTAGAAACAGCTACAAAAAAGTACGCTGCTAGCATAGGTAAGAACGCAAAGGACTTAACTGCATTCGAGAGAAGTCAAGCAGTGGCCAACGAAGTTCTAGAGCAGTCAGAAGAAAAATACAGTAAAATACTAGAAATTACAGGAGCTTCTGGAAACGAATTTGCAAAGCTGGGAAAGGCTTTTGATGATGTAGTTATAAAACTACAAAAGATAGCGGCGGCGGTAGCAGGGCCTCTAGCTAAAGTTCTTACTGAAACCCCTCAACTAGCTTTTGCTGCATTTGGCCTTCTTTTAAACGGCCCCCTTAAAGCTCTTGGAGTAAGTTTTAAAGACATTAGAAAGAACGCTAAAAGTTCTGCTGAGGCTGCATCCAAAAACTTTGAAGCCGTAGCAGAAAAAGCAAAGATTGCTTCAACTAACGCAGAGGGCGCTAGAAAGAATTTTAAAGGGCTTGCAGCAAGCATAAAAACCGCAGGTGGATCAGCTAAGTTTTTAGACAAGATAAGTGAAGGTAAAGCGCTAGCACCTCTGGAAAAGGCTAGACTTGATAAAGCTTTAAATGCTGCAAAAGCCAATGTAAATCAGTTTGGCATGGTAACTAAAGGAGTTTTCAAAGGTGTTAAACTCTCTATGGTTACTGAGTTTGAGCAAGGATTTAAGCTAGTTAGTCTAGCGGAGGATAAAAAGCTTTCTAAGACTAAAATTTGGGGCGCCCAGATGAAACTGGCATATGGAGGAGTTGCTTTAGCTGTAAAGTCTATAGGATCTGCTCTTGCCACCGGATTAAGTGTTGCACTTAGTTGGCTTGGCTGGGTTACTCTAGCTTATACCGCATTTCAGATTTTAAATGATAAATTTGGGTTTTTTAATAAAGAGCTGACTGATGCAGAGAAAAAACTTAATAAAACTACTGATAAATTAAAAGAAGTAAACTCAGAACTAGAAAACTTTCTTGAATTACAAGTAGCAATTGCTGATGTTGACGGCTCATTTAAGGCTTTTGGAAATATAGGGGCTGCTTTTAACAACATAAGTAACGCACAGCTCGACACAGCCATAGCCCAGCTAGGTAATTACAATGACAAATTGAGGCAGAATGCCGAAATAGAGAAACAAATATCAGAATCAAAGAGTAGGTCACCAAGGGGAGGTAGATCGTATACTGGTGTTGTAGGACAAGCACAAGAATTTACAGAAAGCGAAACACAATCTAATCAATTCTTTGAAAGACTTGTTGGAACTGCTGCTGCTCTCAAAAAAGAGTTTGGTGTTACTACTTTAAGCATAGAAGCGTTTGAGACTGCTTTTGAAAATTTTAGGAAGGGTATAAAAGACGCAGATAAAGAGCTAAAAAGAACTGCAGCGGGTCTTCAAAACCTCGACAGAATAAACAAAGAAGTCAAAAGAACGACAGAAGATTCTAGAAACGCATATGATGCCTTTATTTCTTCTCTTACAAAAACTAGTCGTGGACAATCTGCTTTAGATTCTATCTCCCAAAACTTGAAAATCCTAGAAGAGCAGAAAGAAGAGCTATCAGTACCATTTAAATTTGGCGTCAGCGGATCTGTCGAAAATCAAATTGCTCTTAACAATATAAATGCCCAGATAAAGGCAGAAAAAGAAAAAGCAAAAATTGTAAAGAAATTTGAAGCTGCTCGTATTAAAAGACAAAAAGACTTACTACAAGTTACTAACTCACTTATAAAAGTAAGGAGCCAAGAACTACCTGGTACTAGAGCCTTAGTAGACGTAGAAAATAAAAGAACTTTAAATCAAGCCAAGCAAAACGATATTCGTGCTCAGATTGTAGAGGTTTATGATCGTATTAAGGATACTGGGGGCAGTATCACGGAGTCTGATAAACAACAGCTAGCGCTTCTAGGGGAACAATTAGGAACTCTTAAGCTAAAAGACCAAGTACTGGAAGACGAAGAAAAGACTACTGCTAGAATTAAGGACGCAAGGAACGAGATTTTTAAATTGAGTACTAGCAATACTCTGCTTGGTGCTCAGCAAAGCTTACTGGCAATTGACCAAAAAAGATTAAGTATATCAAAAGAGATTTTAAGTACTTCAGAGAAGTTTGCTCAGGATTCACTTGATGCTTCTCTACTTCGTAGAGAGCAAGAAAATCCTTTTGCTTTTTTAGACCAACAGAGAGCCGAGGCGGAAGCTAGGTATGGCCTAGAAAAGGCATTAATCAAAGATAAGCAAACGGCTATAATAACTGAAAGGAACATAAAACTGCAGAGCATAAAGCTAGAGTATGCTCTTCTTGACGCTAAATATGAACAGACCCAGAATGATCTTAGAATACTTGCTGAAGACCCTAGAACAAGCGGGAAAGATAAGGCGTCTTTAAATGATACAATAGCTGCTATAGCAGAGGCAAGAACTGGTCTTCCCAAACTAGAAGAAGACGCTAGGAGATTGATAAATATTGGAGCAAAAGCAGGTCTATCAAGCCTAAGTTTAAATTTAGCTAGACTTGAAGATACTAAGAATAGTTTATCAGATATGGGACAAATAACGGATACTTTGTCCCAGTCTTTCGGTAATAATTTTGTTAGTGCAATAGATGGTGTAATTCAAGGTACTACTAACCTGAAAGACGCTTTCAAAAATATGGCTAAAGGCGTTCTGCAAGCATTGTCTCAAGTCATAGCCAAACTAATAGCTATAAAGTTGTTAAATGTGGGACTTGGACTATTTGGTGGCGGATCTGGAGCTATTCCTACAAATGTAACCAATACTAGCGGTCTAACAAGCTCTGTTGATCCGGCTTCTTTTAATTTTAGCTCTCTTGGTGAAGGCTATAGAATGGGTGGAATAGCTGAGAAGGTTCCAGGATACTCTAGTGGAGGTATCTCCCGTGGAAGACAATCAGGATACCCCGCCGTCTTACATGGCACAGAAGCGGTAGTACCTCTCCCCAATGGTAAATCAATCCCTGTAGAGATGGGCAAAGGAATGGGCCAGTCAAACAACGTAGTTGTAAACGTAAACGTAGACTCTAATGGTAACTCACAACAGAACTCTCAAGGAGATCAGGGTGGCTTAAACTTAGGTACTGCTATTGCTACCGCAGTACAGAAAGAACTTCAGAATCAGAAACGTTCGGGCGGAATACTTAATCCGTATGGAGCAGCCTAATGGCAACACAATATAGTTTTAGTATACCATCAAGCCTAGGACTTGGAAATACTGCAAATAAGACTGTAGTGGCAGACAGAGGGCTGTCCAGACAAGTATCTTTTGCTACTCTCAGGGCTAATTTTGGCGACGGGTATAGTCAAAGAGCTCGCGATGGAATTAATAGCAAGAGAGAAGCTCTTTCAATAAGTTTTAACAATAGAGAATATAAAGAAGGCAATTTAATAGCTAAATTTTTAGATAATCGCCAAGGATTAAACTTTGACTTAACTCTAACAGATACTGCCGGAGACCAAGCAGACAATACAGAAGTATTAAGAGTAACCTGTGATGGGTATAATCTAATTTATATAAATGATACTACTGTATCTGTTCAAGCCACCTTTAACAGAGTATATGAGCCACCAGCATAATGACAGATTTAATTGATACAGTACAAGAGCTAGAAATAGATGATGCTTATATTGAGCTCTTTGATATACGCTTAAAGTACATAAACAGTAGTGGTGATCTTCAAACCGATACTGTAGTGCACATCGTAGACGGACTAGAAGACGGTACAACTAATTTATGGATGCCTTATGATTCGGATGATAATGGTACTTTAGTTTGGGCAGAATACCTAGCTATGCCCATCTCTATAGAGGGGGTGTCTTTGTCTTCTGATGGAGCGCAGGGAAGGCCTACTCTTTCTATGGCGAATGTAGCAGCACTAGCACGAAGCATAGCTGCGGACGATGATGGAATAGACGATGAAATAGCTTTTTCCGGTGGAGCATCGGATGCGTCTTACGATAGTATACTAGAGGATCTAGGAATCTCTAAGAACGAGGACGTACTTGGGTCTAAAGTTTTATATAGAAAAACTCTACTAAAAAATACTTATGTTTACAATAATACTAGTGATAAGTATTATACATATAGTGACAGAGTAGCTGAAGCTAACCCTATAGACCCAGCAGCCACATTGCCTATGCCAAAAGAATTTCCTTCAGGTAGGTATATACTAGATAGAGTAGCTGGAGAGAACTCTTTGTTAGTGCAGTTTGAGTTGGCGAGCCCTTTTGATATACAAGGATTAAAAGTTCCTAATAGGTACATAATAGGCAAGTATTGTCCTTGGGAGTACAAAGGTGTTGTTGATGGGTCAGTTAAGTCTGGGTGCAGTTGGACAAATGACTCTGGCCCTTATTTTGACATAGATAATAACTCTACTCTTATTGCCTCTGAAGATGTTTGTGGCAAAACTATACAATCCTGTAAGGCTAGATTTAACGCCACAGATGAATCTATACCTCTACCATTTGGAGGGTTTCCAGGAAGCCGTAAGTTCAGATAATGATTGAAGAAATACAAGAACACTTTGAGAAAGAGTATCCTAGAGAAGGTTGCGGTATTATAGGAATTGTAAAAGGAAGGAAAAGGTGGTTTCCTTGTGAGAATGTAGCCGATAATGAAGATGATTTTGTTCTATCTTCTACCGACTACTTTGAAATAGTAAAAAAGTGTGACATATTTGCAATAGTTCATAGCCACCCAGACTCCACTAATGAGCCTAGCACTACAGATGTAAACTATTGTAATGCTTTAGGTATTCCTTATTGGATATTTAGCTATCCTGATATGGAGCTAAATATTTTAGAACCAAAAGAAGTAACTAACCCATTAATTGGCAGAGAATACATTTTTGGTAAATCAGATTGTTTTGAAGCTGCAAGAGACTGGTTAGCTAGTAAGGATATACATATACCTAGAAGAGAGCCCTTTGAGGACGATTGGTGGAATAGAGGTCTTAACTACTTTTCTGAAGAAAGAATGAACGAGTGGAATTTTAAAAAAGTAGATTCACCAGAAAACAATGATATACTTCTCTTTCAGGTAATTGCAGATGTTCCTGACCACTGTGGAGTATACATAGGTAACAATATATTTTTTCACCACGCGAATAATAGACTATCGTGCAGAGAGCCCCTTAGTTCAGCGTGGTTAAAATACTTAATAGGAGTATATAGGTATGATGCGTAAAGTTTATTTAGACGGAGAAATGGCAAGAAAGTTTGGTAGTGAATTTACTATCAAAGCCACATCTATGGCAGAAGTTTTTCGTTGCTTAGAATGTAATTTTCCAGAGATGCGCCAGTACCTTATTGAGTGTCACGAGAATAGTATAGGTTTTTTATGTAAAGAGGGGGACAAAGGTCTTCAAGATGAGGAAGAACTATTACTTTCATTAGCAGAAGGAGATATATACATTTCTCCTCAGCCTGCAGGCTCTAAAAGCGGTTTTGGAAAAATATTAGCGGCTATAGCAATTGTAGCTTTAGTAGCCGTAGGCGGGTATTTAGCAGTCGGATTTCAAGCAGGAGTAACAACTACAGGAGGTGCCTTGGCTGGGGGACTCAGCTACGCAGCAGGTACTCTGGTAGGCCAACTAGCTATAGGATTAGCAGTTAATTTAGCACTAACTGGCATACAGCAGCTTATGGCTCCTGACCCTTCAGTAGATACTCCCGATACTGGAGAGGACTCGTACCTATTCCGAGGAGCAGAACAAAGCATCCTAGAAGGAGACCCTGTTCCTGTACTTTACGGGCAGCTAAGGGTACCTGGACGTAGTATAGGATTTGAAGTTAGAAATAAAGAAAACACATACACAAGCTCCAACTATGGTGGCGGTACTTACGGTGGAAGATGGTGGGAAAATGCCAAAGAGATAAATAAGGTGAGGTTTTAAGTCATGACAAAAGTTGTCAAAAGTAACCAACAATACATATTCTTACACGATGCTATATGCGAAGGGCCTATTGAGGGGCTAGTATATGGTGACGCTTCGGTATATTTGAATGATTCTAGACTTCGTGATATAAACCCAGACTCTCCTTTTAATCCCGTTAGCGGATCTATTACGTTTTCTGGTAGCACTGGTACAATATCTACTGGAGGAGCTCTACCAATACAGCTACTAGGCACTCCCGAAAACGATAATTTTATTGTTCTAACTGGTGGAGCCATAGCTAAAACAAACGCTAGTTATTCCTCTGGTGTATTTACAATTACAGGTGCAAGTACTTTCCCTGCGACATATGAAACTAAAGAGGTAGAGTCTAAAAAGATAGCAATAGTAGACCCAATTACCCAGACAGTAATTCTCCTAGGAGAAGGAGAGGTAAATGGTAATGACTTAGACTTTACTCCAGATGGATCTTTATCTGGCTTAGAGTATGTTGCCTATACGGGCACTTTAAATGCGTATAACGTAGAACTAGTAGAGGCAGTAAAGATAAGTACTATTACTAGTGCTACTGAAATAAGTACTGATGCTGCTCCCACTATAGGAAACGCAACATACAAGTATAGAATATCAGGGTCTATAGCCCCTAACGCAGAAGAGCAGGACTCTGATGCTCCAGCAAAGTTAGATAATACTACGGTTCAATTTAGAAAGGGCTCCACTTTCCAAAACCCTATATCAGAATTAAACGGTACTGCTTCCGGCACCCCTTATACGGGTAATCCAGCTTCGCTATCTACAACACAACTTAAACAAATTCCTAAATCTACTTACTCGGATTTCCCAGTATACAATGAGGACGGGTATCCTGACAATGAACAAGCTGATGGTGCACCTGTAACAATTGGTGGTATAGCATTATTTGGCAGTGGGGTAGCTCCTTTACTAGATGAGATAAGAGTAAGTATAACATATGGCTCTCTTGTTGCTATTAATAAGGATAATGGAGATGACCTATCAAATACTGCAATTAATCTCTGGCAAATTCGTGTAAAAAAACCGGGGGACACTTCTTTTCCTACCACTTGGCAAAATGCTTTTCGCGCAGGAGAGAACGTAGGTCAGGTATTTAATACAGCTACCTCTAAATCTGCCATATCTTTTGAGCATTATATAGATTTGGAGCCTTTTAAACCCTTTGATGATTTTGAGATTAGAGTCGCTAGGATTAGTAGGCATTTAGGAAAGGGCGTACAGACTAATGGAGCAAACTATAACGACTCTACAGGTGACACCGATCAAGGAAATAGCACTGGCAGTATATCTGGAATAACTGCTATTAATAAGGATAAGTTTACTTACCCTTATACTGCCCACGCAGGAATATTTTTAGATTCCAGAGAATTTAGCGCAGTCCCCAAAAGAAGCTACGAGCTACGTGGTATGAAAGTAAGAGTACCAGATGGTTATCTTCCTAGAGAATACTCATCAGACGGAGCTAACGCAGAGTATCCTTCCTTTTGGAATAATACTCTTAGTGAAGAATTATACTACACAGATAACCCTGCGTGGGTGTTCTATGATTTAATTTCTAATGATAGGTTTGGAGTAGGTGAATGGCTAACAGAAGTCGACGTAGACCTATTCTCTCTATATAGAATCTCTAAGTACTGCGACGAACTTGTAGATGACGGTACCGTATATAATTCTACTTCTCCTTTAGTAGTGGGCAACTTTTACAAAATTAAAACCACTGGAGGTACTACTTGGTCTTCTGTAGGGTCTTCGTCAAATAGTGTAGGTACTGTGTTTAGAGCAACTGCAGAGAACATAGTAGGAACTGGAATAGCTGTTGGATTAGAGCCTAGATTTCGAGCAAATATATTTTTAACAAAAGCCACTGATGTATATAAAGTCTTAAAGGACATGTCTACTATTTTTACCTCTATCATCTATTGGATGGACGGTAAAATGACTACTATACTTGACGCTCCTGGTGACCCTATATATAATTTTTCCAAAGCTAATATTATTGATGGAGCTTTTTCCTATGAGACAACGGGCGAAAAGACAAAAATCAATCAAGTAGTAGTTACTTGGAACGACCCAGAAGCAGGCTATGAGCAGCGCCCACTTGTGGTAGAAGATAGAAACAGTATAGTTAGTTCTGGCAGAATAGTAAAACAGGCCGCATTTGCGTTCGGGTGCACTTCGGAAGGTCAAGCTAGAAGATACGGAAAGTGGAAGCTTTTTACTGCACAGGGCCAAACCGAAATTGTTTCGTTTAAAGCCTCTCTTGATGGTGCTTTCTTAAAGCCCGGAGATATAATTCAAGTCCAAGACTCAGACCGCTACGGTACTAAGCTTAGTGGTAGAATATCGGGGGCTGTTAACACTAGTGGAAACTCTGTAATAACACTGGATAGACCTATTACTCTAAATAATACTGCTACGTATAAACTTAGCGTACTTATTACTGAACCCGCAGCTTTTTATGTGGGAGAAGGTAGTGTAGTTGTAAACGGGGCCACGATAAATAGAGGAGATAGAATACCTTCTATAACCTCGGAGGAAACTGCTACTGATGCTACTGATGATTTTAACAATCCTATTGCTACCACTTGGAGCGAGCACAGCTACGTAGAGCACCTTCCTGTCTCTAATAACCAAGTTAATGTTACAGAACTAACCACAGTAGGGGAATATTCTTCACTTCCGAACAGAAGCTCTGTCTGGATGCTAACCGAAGAAGAGGGCGGATCTCAGACTGTAGGTTCAGCAGACTTGTATAGAATTCTTGCAGTAACACAGGACTCTAAAAATGTGTACTCTATTTCTGCTGTAGAGCATTATAATGAAAAGTATGACTTTATAGACAATCCCGAGGAAATACTAGACATTCCTGATGATGTATACCCCACCGAGCCTGAAGTTATTGTACCTCCTTCACAGGTATATATATTACAAAATTCTAATTCTGCTAAGCCTAATGAAGAACTAATTGTACAGTGGGATTATCCTGAGTTTATAGATACAGGAGTATTAGACCAAGATAGTAGCCCCTTCCTAGTAGAGGCTACTAGATATATAGATGGTTTTGAACTATACCATAACATTCCTAATTTAGAAAGCCCAATCTCAGTAGGCAAGCGTCAACGCAAGTACCCCTTCAAGGAAGTACCAGATGGAACCTACATATTTAGAGTACGAGCAGTATCTGTCTCTGAAAATAGATCTGCTTGGGCCAGTGCACGTTATTTAGTAGAGGATCCATTTAAGGATAACGTTAATAGAATACAGGGACTACAAACTGAGGGACTTACTACTCACTTTCCTTATATAACAAACGCTTTAGGAACTAATAGGGGTGCCTATGACACTACTGGTACCGTTACTTACTCCTCAAATGATGTAGTCACTGATGGAGGTAATACCTACTCTTTAAGTGGCCCAGATACAAACGTAGGGCATGTTTCAGTTTCTGCCGATAATACTGCTAATCCAGGAACATGGACATTATCCAATACTGGACTCCTTAAATTTAATGACGAGGGAGAAAATGTCGTACTAGCGCCAAGCAGGTTTAAAACAGATGATACAGTGGAGCTTTCTACAGGTTATCAACTAGACTGCAGCTCCATAGCCGCAGCAGGATTTCCTGGCGTAGCAGGGGGTAACCCTAGGTCTGCCTATGTAGTATTAGACCATAGTAGTTCAGCTTTAAAACTTATAAAAGCTGACTTTAATACGGATTTAAATATATTCTACTGGCAAGACCTCAATGTTTTTAATCCAAGCGATGACAATGCTGTATGGGACAATTTAGCAGGTACTGTAACTGTTGCTGCTGAATCAAACAAAGTCGTAGGTGTTGGAACATCCTTTACTTCCTTAAATAATCTTAATAAGCTAAAGTTTGATAATGGTACTATTGTAGCGGGCGCTAGAGTTGCATACGTAGAAAGTGACACAGTTCTATATTTGGATCGTAATATAGGGCCCGATGCGTTTGTTGGTGCTTCTGGTGATTTAAAAGTACAAAACTATGCTCCAGACTTTAGAAAAGACGTAATAATTGGTCAAGTACTGTATAATACTACCAACGGGGTATATAGATTTAAGAACTTTATGTCTCTTGACCCCTCATTGGTTGGGGGAAGAGCAGTCTTCTTAGACTCAAATGTTGCTTTTGCACAGTTTGATATTAACGAAAACCCCATACTTCTTCCCGATAGTATTATAGTAGATGCTACAGCTACTGGCTTTGAGAATCCAGAGTTTAAAGTTACTTATGGCGGAACTGGAGATACAGAATTCCTAGCTGAAGACTCTAGTTTTTCCACCGCTACTCCTAACCCATCTAAGTATGAAAAAACTATATATACTAATAGTGGTTCAAATGACCTTAGCTATGATTCAGGAGCAGCATACGAAATAACTGTAGAAGTAAGAGAAGCCAACGACCCGGGCAATACTGACAAACAGCGAAGTGATATTTTTACTATCTCTAAAGTAGACGGTGTTGTTGCAGGTGGTGAGGGCGCTAAGATAGTAAATTTAGAGCTTGAAGATTACAGTATTGTATACGATGCCGATGGAGAAGAACCTACCTTTAACAACAGCGCAGGCGCCGTCTCAAGCATAGAAATTACTGCTACTGCCTCTCCAGGATTTGCGAATCCACTGTTTAGATTTACTATAGACGGTACTCAAGGTAGCTGGGTTTCTTCTGCTGATAATACCTCTAGCACCTCTTATACTGTTCCTGACACTATTGAAACTTGGGGTGATGGCCCTGCTACTGGAGGAACACGAGTTTTTTCTGTAGAAGTTGCTGAAGAGCCCACTTCTTGGACTCAAGGAGTAAATGACCCTACCGAAGTAGAAGCCACGGATAGCGCTAGCTTACTAGCCGTTCAGGTAGGTCAAGGCGGTTTAGCACTAGTATTGAATAACCCTACACACTCCCTCACTGCAGATGAAAGTGGGGTTGTCTCAAGCAACGTAGGCTCAGGAACCACTATAGAAGTATTTGTAGGCGGAGTGGGTATAGATTATGTTGCTTCAAGCCCAACATTAGGTCAGTGGACAATTTCAAATATTGGTGATACGGGTGGGGTAAATATTACGCCTGGAACCCCCTCTGCATCAGGATCGGGGCCAGTAGTAGCTTCTGTACCAGATCATACATTTAGTGCGGTGAATGCTCTTGACGATCAAGAAGCAATTACTTACAGTATTACAGTTCCACAAGGGGCTGGAAAGTCCGATTTAACAGCTCAAGCAATACAGACCTTCAGCCTTTCAAAGGGTGCTGCGCCCTCTACCACTGCATCTCTTGTTTTTCTTTATGCTGCTTCTTCTACACAGCCAGCAGATATAGGAACCGGATTTCCTAATGTTACTGTGGATCTTGCAACAGGATTAATAAGTGGCTACACGAATCCTAGCACAGATACAGCAGCAGTTACCAACTGGTATGATAGTGCAGAAGGTGCAGCTGCCGGAGCATCTTCAACAGATAAAATTTGGGTAGTTGCAGCAACAGGTAATGGTACTGGCTCTACTGATACGATAGCATTTGGAGAGTGGTCTAGTTCTGTACAGT